ATCTATATCTGTATCTATATCTCCGTTGCAAGTTGTTGCAATGGTGTTGCAATGCAACCCCCTCAACTCTCTATGTTTGCGACTTCTGCGAGTGCTCGCTGTCTCACTACCCACCATTTCAGGAACTTGTTCTAAGAAATAATCTCTGTCATTTATTTTAGTCAGCAAGCCCTTACTCTCTAAGAAAATCAGAGTGATTTTAATATCTTCAACATTCTCGTCAATGACAAGAGCGATTTCTTCAGCTAGATTGTCAGCAAGCCCATCATAGTAGATGTGCCCGCCATCCTCTAAACTAATCAACATCATTTTGAGATAGATTATAGTGTGCGTATCGCCACCTGCAATCTTACGAAGCAACTTCATTTCTTTAGACTTAAAAAAATCCTGAGCTAGTTGAATCCAGTAGTATCGCTTGTTTTTAACTACCATTGATACCCTCCTTTTTAATCCACAAATGTTTCTTTTCGTGTCATGGGATCAATGTCAACACGGCGACCTGTTTTAAAGTCAATAAACCCTTTTTCAACTTTTGGCGCTTGAAATTGAATCTTCTTCGGTCTCATGGCCATTTTTAGCTTGATATTCATCATCAGCGATTCAATCAATACTACTGATACTACTACCCCTACTGCGATAATTTGTAAATTGTTCATGTTTTTTATCCTCTTTTTGTGCTATAATATAGTCAAATAATTTTGCTAAGACCTTGTCCAGAAGCCTTTTAGTAAAGTTATTATAGTTGATTAGAGAGCCATTCCTTGATGGCTCTTTTTGACCATTTCTTACCAGGTAATTCTTTTGGAAATCCCTTCATGTAACGATAATTATTTGAAAATGTGTCATAGTTGATGCCTAGAAAGTCGCAGGTAGTGCTCACATCCATCAGCTCTGGATAGTGATCACTATCTTTTTCTATCTCAACCAATCTTGTGATTGTGTCCTTGATAATGGATTTAATCCAGTCAGATAGTGAAAGTAGAACATTATCCATCTTTTACCCTTTCTAAATTTCGTCAAATGAGTTCAATTTCATGATTTTCATCTTAGTATTGGTGCTTGGTTCCCAAGTCATCCAATATTTCAATGCTGCTTCTGCGAATTTCTTTGGTAGTAAGTCATAGCGACTAATATTGAAATGATCCTTGAAATCAATCTCAGCTTGTCTAAATACCTACTGAGCGAATATTTTATCAGCATAAGCTGGACTATCAATTCCACCAAGACAGGAGACTGCTCGAGCCTTGCGCTTCTTCAGTAGCGACTGAGCATAGCTCGGATGAATCGGTTGCTCACTCTTGAGGTAGTCAATATCTTCCAGCATGGTCGCCTGTTGCTCGCGCAATTTCTTCTGTCCAGTAAATAGAGCGATGAAAGCATCCTCGTCCAAGTCCTCACGGATGAAACCACCCTGCTTGCGAATGGCTGGCAAGACCTCTGATGTCACCCAACGCTTAAACTCTTTTGCTTGTGGAAGCTTACTTGAAAGAATGAGAGAGTAGAGACCAGATTCGTTAATGATGATAGGATTTTGATTTCTACCCATGGCGTCACGAATCGTTACCCCATCTGTCTTATCATCTTCATCTACATGGTCAAAAATTGCTTTTCTTGAATTCGCATATCCCAAGATATCCGCAACATCCTTCCCAACGAACCAAGGCTCGTCATCAATTGTCAAAGTACGGACTTCCTGTCCGTGAAAGTTAAAAATTTCGTTCATATTCCTCTCCTCTAACACTAATTTTTATGATTAGGTGTTTTTTGTTGCATAGCACGTTTTCTGATAGCTTTTCCCAAACAATCAGCTAGATGAATCATGTGTGGAATATTCCATCCCTTGATGGAAGCAATAGCTCCTAAAGCTTCATAGTAGGTCTCTGTGTGTTTCAAAACATCATCGACCATATTTTCAAAATGTTTCTCAATGATTTCTTTGATGAGATCATTATCTTGTCTCGCATTGTTCATAACATTCCTCTTCTTACTTTTCCTAGTGTTAAAATAGTTTCCCAAATATCTAGTCCCTCAAGACTATCAATCATCAGCTGACTAAGTTGGTGATTCTTCTTCTGCCAATTCAGTATTATTTTAGCTTGCATATATAGACCTCTCAGTGATTTCTCCAAGGATTTTCAATTCCTAGAACATCTGTGACTTTTTCTTTCACATAATCACTTCCTTTGCCATACTTCAGCAACTCTGAAATAACTGATGGTGATACAAATACTTGTTTTGCCAATTCAGCTTGAGTCATATCCAGCTCAATCAAACGAGTTTTGATTTTAACCTTAATTATTTTTAGTTCTTTACTCATATTCTTCCTTTCTAAATTTGATATAATATAAATAAAACTCGGAGGTGTACCATGAAATTTGAACCAGAATTAGTAAGAGATATTTTGCTAGACATTGAAGAATTACATCAATATCCAGAACCGTTTATTTTCTCTAATAACTCGAAATTTAACAGAGCTAACAAGTATGAGACAAATACTATTGTTTATCACTGTAAGTTACTATCCGAAGCTGGTTTTATAGATTGGTCTCCAAAATTTGACGGTTCAAATTCTTTGTATATTGCTTTTGTTCATGGCATGACTTACCAAGGGCATCAGTTTCTTGATTCAGTGAGGAGTCCTAAAGTTTGGAGAGAAACAAAGAGTGTCGCTGAAAAAGTAGGTGTGTTTTCTCTAAACTTTCTATCTCAAACTGCCTCACAAATCATTACTAATCTTGTAACAAACCCGGAGCTATTTAAGTAAAGTGTTTTGAAATGATTGCTTAACAGTTGCTTCGTGTAGCTGTTCGCGAGCATCTATATAGTCAATTTGGATGAGAGATTCTGGGATTTCACCTCTCTTAGTCCCCCAAATGATTTTGATAGATTTAAGGCCGATACCCTCATCTCGGAAATCAATTCCATTCAAAATAACGTGTGGAACACTAGAATCACTACTAATCTTGATTTCTAAATCTTGGATTGGTAATGATTTTTTTGATAAATTGCTCATCTTTCTCTCCTTTCTTTTTAAAAAATTATCTAAAAAGTTAGCGAACTACTTGACAAATTCTAAAACTAGTTTTAGAATATAGACATAGAGAAAAGACCTACTAAAAGTAAGGTTATACCTAGAAAACGGACGCCAATCAGTTTTTGTTAGGCTTTATTTTTTAGTTGTCTTGTTCGCTAACTCTTTAGCTTACGAATACTATTTTAAAACTAGTTTTAGAATTTGTCAAGGATTTTTATAACTAATTTTAAAATATTTTTTCGTAATGCTTAGAAAGGTTGAAATATCAATGTTCTTAGCATTCGACAGAATTAAAGAATTGGCTGATAAACAAAAAATTTCTTTAAATATTTTAGAAGAAAAGTTAGGATATAGTACAAATTATCTTTATAGTCTAAAAAAAGGTAACCCAAAATCTGATAGACTACAAGAAATAGCCGATTATTTTGGTGTTAGTACAGACTACTTATTAGGTCGTACTGAAAATCCTAATCTTGCAGATGACACCAAGGAATATTCGTGGCAAGGGAAAGTTCTAAATGTTGAAGAAATGGCATCTAATGTCATGATGTTTGGCGGTCGAGAATTAACAGACGAAAAGAAGAAAATCATCCAGTCTATCATTGAAGGTTATCTAAAAGAAGCTGGTGATTAGAGGTATTGCTTAGTGACTGAAAAAGAAATTATAAGTCATTTTCAGATTCGTATTATCGATTTTGACGGCAATCTAATGCCAGATGAACTTGGATTTTATGAAAAAGAAACCAATACAGCTTTCTTGTCGAGTAGGCTCAACAAAGAAGAGAGAGTTAAGGTCCTACTTCATGAACTGGGACACAAGGATCACACACGCTCAGAGTACCAAAACGCTCGCCTACGATGTGAAAACGAAGCTGATAGAATGATGATTCATTATCTTGTAAAAGATGCACTAATCAGACTAGAAGATCCATCTGACTTTGACTTTACGAAATTCATGGATTACTATAATTTAAAAACCATGACTTATGAAATCATGGTCAAAGAAGAATATCAGACGTTAGTTGGTTAAATATGTTTATAAACTGCTAAAGCAGAAAAAGAAAGGAACTACTTATGGCATTGTTTGGTAAGAAACAAGATGAAGTTTCAGAGGTTGAACTATTCACTGAAGAACCTAATGAGCGAGTTTTTGAGTTCAAAAAGTCGAAAACCGTTGTAAGGATTGGTGATTATTTTATCAGGATCGCAAGAAAGTCAAATGTTTCAAATGTTTTACTTCATGGATTGGATGGAGAAAAATCCATTCTGTTGTCAGAAATTACTGCTTATCAGTTGAAAGAACCAGGTGCAACTGTTGGTTACCTTCAGTTAGTCTATCCTGGATCATCTGATACAAAAGGTGGTGTTTTTGATGCAGTCAAAGATGAAAATACAGTGACTTTTCTCAAAGAAGACAAAGCAGCTATCTTAGAATTAAAACAAGCTATTGAAAAAGCTTTAAAAGATAAAGTCAAGAAATAACAAAAAAGCCCCACAATCGCCCTCGCCAAAGTTTGATTGTGAAGCTTACCCTTATAAAAAATCAGCCATTAAAAAGGCCTCTTTTCTATACTCTATTTTACACCATGAAAGGGGTGATGTCAATATTCTCAACGTTTAGACCTTGTCCAGAAGCTAATAAACAAGGAGAATACAATGAAATACATTAAAACGAAATACCCAAATATCTATTACTATGAGACTGCTAAAGGTAAGCGCTACTATATCAGACGCTCTTTCTATTTCAGAGGGAAAAAGAAAGAGATAACTAAGAGTGGTCTCACAACCCTTCCACAAGCTCGTGCAGCCTTGACAGAGATTGAGCAGCAAATCCACGATCAGGAATTAGGTATCAATACGAATCTGACTCTCGATCAGTATTGGGATGTTTATTCTGAAAAAAGATTGTCAACTGGACGCTGGAATGACACTTCCTACTACCTTAATGACAATCTTTATAAGAACCACATCAAACCAAAGTTTGGTTCTGTTCTGCTTAAAAATTTGGATAGAAATGAGTATGAGCTATTTATTTCTGAAAAACTAAAGAACCATACCAGATACACTGTTCAAACTCTCAATTCTAGCTTCATGGCATTGTTGAATGATGCTGTAAAAAATGGAAACCTGCTCTCAAATCGCTTGAAAGGTGTCTTCATTGGCCAGAGTGATATTCCTGCAACAAATAAGAAAATTACACTGAAAGAATTCAAGTCTTGGATTTCTAAGGCTAAAGAAATCATGCCAAAAGAATTTTACGCTCTTACCTATCTTACCATTTTTGGATTAAGGAGAGGAGAAGTCTTTGGATTGCGTCCAATGGATGTGACTCAGAACGATAGTGGACGGGCTATACTACATCTTAGAGATAGTCGAAGCAATCAGACCTTAAAAGGTAAAGGAGGTCTGAAAACGAAGGAATCAGAGCGCTACGTCTGCCTTGACGATATCGGAACAGACCTTATCTATTATCTGATAGATGAAGCTGCTAAGGTTAAAAGGAGATTGGGGATTATCAAAGATCAGCAAAAAGATTACATTACGATCAATGAAAAAGGAACGCTCATCAATCCTAATCAGCTAAATAGGAATTTTAATCTAGTTAATGAAGCTACAGGATTGCATGTAACACCTCACATGATGCGCCACTTCTTCACAACTCAGAGTATTATTGCAGGAGTTCCGCTTGAACAATTGAGCCAGGCGCTAGGTCATACAAAGGTTTATATGACAGATCGTTATAACCAAGTTGAGGACGAATTAGCCGAAGCGACAACAGACCTATTTCTTAGTCATATTCGCTAAAAAGTCCCCGCCA